GGAAAGTATATTATAGTTTCCAACTACCAACGCCAGAACTGCAGAAACCCAACTGGTACAACCCCGTGGTGTTGTTACAACACTACGTTGATTCCAGCTTGGCTAGCAGCAATGAAGAATCAGACAGACGCACGATACTGGCGATTGTCCGCCGCCCACCAACGCTTCCGGAGACATCCATGCTTCCCGGTCACAGCCACCCTACCAGCGCGTCATTGCGTGCGGCAGCGACAAAGGCTATCACTGGGTATACGCAAGCGCTCAACACGCGTCGGTACGACGAGCAGATATCGCCTCGTGAAGCTCTCATGGCAAGTAGAGGAGTGGATATCGCTGGCTACCGGGTTCCCCACTGGATGGGTGACCTCTGTTGCCCGATACGCCCAGCTGTCGGCAACGACGCTGTGCTTAGCCATGACGCCATCACTGGTGTAGACGTGGACTATTACTGGGATTCTTTTTCTAGCAGAGCAGGCCACACAATCATCCTGTACACCTTCACCCCGGAGACCTATTCTGGTGTCGACGGGGACGCCTCATACCACGTTGAGAACGGCAAGTATGTGGTGGAAGTCCCGGGAGGTGGTAGGTACGAACACCACGTCTGGGATTTTTCCAAGGACAAGGTCCTGATCTACGGCACTGAAGGAGGCGTTTGGCTTTATGACGTCAACCGACACAAACTGAGCAGCACACGTTCAATCGTGATTCTCACGGTCGCTAGGCGCATGTCAAAGTTTACCTTCCTGCTGGGGAGGAGCGTTGGCAGACTCGCCGGAGTCGAGCCCATCAGGCGCGTGGCCCTTCCCAAGAACGGCTTGGTTTGCCGTAGGATCGCTGGACACGCAGTACGCTATGAGTTCGCTGAAATAGGTGAGCACAGCTACAGTGTTACGGTCTCAAATGCTTTCTATTTCTCCATGTTGGCTATGGTGGCCCAGAAGAAGGCAGCCAAGGCGGCATCCGTCATCCAAACATCCAGCGTGGAGAGCTACAACGCCTCTCTTAAAGAGGGGCTCTCAGCAGCTGACACTGCTTTCATCGCAAAGTTCCTTCTGGCACCGAGCGATGGTTGGCAACGAGCCATCACCATCGCGATACCAGGAGACGACACAGCAGAGGAGCAGTACACCCACGTGGCTCCGGGCTTGGCCGAGCCAGCATGCGGTTTCGCCACCACTCCAACCACAGAGAGTGAGAGCATCCGCGTGCGGATCGATGACGTGCGGAACACCAACGCCTTCACCCCAGAGCAGATCTGGTACGCTGAAGAGTTCGTGGGTGAGTTCCTGCGTCCTATGATGCCATCCCGTCCTTTGAGTGACATGGAGGTGGCTGAAGCACAGAACAAACCCTTGCAGGCAGCTCGCAGGCTGCAGGCCACTGGAGACAGCGTGCCTTCAGAGCTAACCTCCACTTCCACTTTCAGCAAGAAAGAGGTTGTGATGGTCAAGCCAGGAAAGCAGCCCAAACCGCGCTGCATTAACACGTGTCCCACCACTTATGTGGAAGAAACGTCCCGCTACACGCACAAGATGAAGCAGCTCATGATTGAGCATCATTCTTGGTTCGCGTGTGGTAAGACTCCGGAGGAGGTCACCTCCCTGCTCTCTGTTAGAGCTAAAGAACAGTACCATGGCGGCAACGGCAGTGAGAGCTGTGAAGCTCTCGCGGCTGCAGACATCAGCACGATGGATGGAACAGTCTCCCCTGATATGCACAGGCTTGTAGTCATGCCGTGCGTGTTGGGGGCCTTTGAGAGAGAGGAGGCTTTGGACTTCGCAGCTTTATTGGCTTCGGAGGTAGGTGTAAAGACGAAAGGAAAGAAAAGCGGCAAACGGTCGAAAGTCACGGGCACTGTCACGGGCAGTAGCATTACGACTATCAAAAACTCGATTGTCTGCGCTTTCCTTATCTACGTCGCGGCCCGTAACAAAGGCCTCACCCAAAAAGAAGCCTTCGCCTGCATTTACGCAGTGCAGGGCGACGACAGCGTCGCCTCTAACAAAGTGCTGGACCATCTGGAGGAGGCGGCAACCTCCTTCGGCATGCAGCTGAAACTGGACACGTCGGCTACTGTGTACAGATGCGAGTTTTTATCACGCGTCCATATCAACCTGCTTGAGGAGCAGAGTTGCAACTACCCTGTAGTAGCGCGCGCCGCAGCTAAGCTTTGCACAGTCGAGGCTAGCGGGGAGCGCGTCAGGCAGGCAGTTGACGACAAGACCAAGTCGTGGATAATGAGTGAGGGCAACCTGCCCCTCCTCACCCCCTATGCCGCAGCAGTGCGGCGAGTTTGGGGCCTCAAGAGGCTCACTGCTCCACCCTACAAAGGGGACCGCGACTCGGCACTCTACCACATGACCCTTGACACGGGGTTGGATATCCCCCACGTGGAAGAGTTACTTGGCAGGGTCGAAAACAACCGCGGCGCCGATCGCAACGCACTCTTCAAGGAGCTCCACGCCATAGTGCAGGAACACAACCTAGGAGGCGGCAAGCTTGACGCTTCGTGGTTAGTTGAGACCAACAGACGTTTGAACTAGACAATGCCACCCAAGAAATTGAAAGGAATCCGTGTTAGCAATGCCCCCAAGCGACGCAAGCAGCCCCGTTCCGTCGGATCCGTACTCAGGCCTACCGGCGCTGCTCTTAGAAGTAAGGCGGCTGGTAGAATATCTGAACAACCTACCGGAACAGCTTCAGGCTATGCGAAACTTATCCTCGACCCTTGCACGGCACCTCTCGTCCACCCTCCTTACGGGGGGGCTAAGGGTTCCAACGTTGGACGATTTACCCTTGCCGCGACATGCCCAAGTGTCGCAGCATCGACGTGCTTCGCGGTCGCTTACCACCCCGTTTTCGGCATCTTCACCCTTGTTGAGCCAACCGGAGGACTTGGCTTTGCCACAACAACAACCTGGTACCCTCCCTCTTTCGGATCCACCACAATAGTACCGCCATCACCTGGCACTTGCTCAATTCAGAGCAATCCAGGGCAGGCTTTTGTGGCTAACATCAAGAATGCGAGAGGCGTCTCAGCTTGTATGGAAGTGTTTTCTACGCTTTCGGCCATGTCCACGGGAGGTAGAGTTTGGAGTGGCCTTATTTCGGGAGGCACCATTCTCCAGAACATGAGCACCAGTTGCTATGGTTTTGGAGTTGTCACCTCAGTGGCTCAACTCGCAAACGAGTTGGCCGAGGTTTGCCCAATGCCAGTAGGCAAGCGTTGTTCCGTCAACTGGGTCCCCTCTAAGGGTGATGAAAACTACCACACCGTCTACAACCAGGCACAGATAGTAGGACAAAGCGCT